AATCACATTCATCAATATCTGTACATTCCATCTGCATTTGCATCTGATGATAATATGCATCTGGAATAGGAGTTGTCTCATCAAACTTTCGACTGATAGGACATTTGAATTCAATAAGTTTACCCCAACGAGGATCTGATCGCGAAGGTGTAAAGTATATACCGTCAGGAGAAGCACCTAGAAATGAATACACTGGATGAACGACACATGATGTGTCTATCACTTCTCCCCCTCCATTCAATTTACAATACAGATATTTAGCAACCGGTTCAAACTGTGTACCCCATGCACATGCAGTATTCATACCACTTCCATCACTTTCTTTCGCACCTTCTATTTTTTTCAGAATAAGTTCTCTACGAGCAGATGGTGTTGCATTCCCGAATGCTTTGGTAACTTCAGAAGCAGTAATCATTTCAGATCGTTTCGAATGCCATTGAGCAGATCGTTGATCGTTTACACCATACTTTTGAAGCAATCGATGAATGATTCTACGACGTCTCCAAACCTTTCCCATATCACCTGCTAGTAATTGATTGACTTCATGTTTGTATTGACGATAAGGTATACCTTTCAAAATAGATATATATTTGACATAGCGCTGTAGATGCACTACATCCAACGGTAACTCAAAGATATCCATAGTAACTTATATATTCAAACTACCTTCTTTCTAATCCGTTATGATTTACAGAATTAGACTTACTACATAACAATGACAGACACTACAGAAATTACAACACAAGAACAATGGGTACTTCATCGATTAGAACGATTTTATGCAACAGAAGGACGTATTGAAAAACTAAAAGGAGTCCTTGAAGGAAAAGAAAACATTTCATTGCGTATTTTGGATTGGTTTGTTACAAATTATTCAAAAAAGAATAACATTTCGTATGTTACAGATGCAGGTAAACATGTTATCGTATATTTGGCGTATAAGTCACATCTGAAAGCATATTCAAAAAAGATGTTTGACCCGTTCTGTCGATGGGATCGTATTGATTTTCATAGTATTTCAACAACTGTTGGACAGCTGAACTTTTTTGCATGGGTCATTGAAGACGGTATCCTAGATTATCTGGAGGAGCATCGTGATGAAATTCATGCAGATATGGAAGCCCGTATGGGAGGTTCGGCAAAAGAAGCAAAGACAGGTGGTGGTACACGCAAAAAGAGACATGAACTATCACATTCAGCTACGAAAAGTCTTAAGAAACATGAAGTGACTATGAAGGTCACATTCAGCTAAAGCATATTATATTTGAATTTCAGAACCAATAACAGAATCGCAATGCATATAAGACCAAGTATTGTCACTATAGCACATGCTAATACTTTGTCGTGACGTTTCGATCGATATAGACACCCCGATTTTTTACAATTAGGACAAGTCGAAGGTATACAAGTTTGGTGTGCCATGATTGTACAACCGCATCCGAGTGTGACCGGAGAAGTTTCCAGTTTTTGAAGACATACTACACATGCATAGGATGAGCGATTTATCACTTCGACTATGCTGTAAGAGTTGCGTGTATCCATTGTTAGAAAGATTCAGTTTAGTTGATAATGATTTCAATTCGTAATCTAGGAAAGATTTATCCAGTTTCAGAAGATATAGTTGAAACAGATTTGGGCACTGATATTGACGAATATAACTATGATGGACGATACGTTTTTCGTGGAAATGTTGACCCTGAACACTCTACAGACTCTATAAAAGTGTATTGGTTATATGATGATAACTCAAAGCGCGTAGGACTTGTTGAACACGAAGGAGAAGAACATAGTTGTTTATGGCATCATTCAACCGTATTTGGTACTCTTCTGCAAGAGGATTGGGAAGCGCAAGATAAAACACTTTGGTCATTAATGTCGCAAGCAGCGTATGAAGACTGTATGAAACATGGTTGGACTACAGTTGAAAAAGTTGCAGAACGTACACGTCTCAATATTGTGACACCTGACATGCTGAAAAAATATGAAATACCTGTTCTTCAGAAATGTTCGAGATGTATGAGTACACGACAAAAAAACTGTTTGTTACAGGATGTTACCAAATCACATGATATTTATTCAACTATTTTTGTAGATGAAGATGGTGTTGTTTATACTCCGCCAGACGATAGTATCGTTTATGCAACCTTACGACGCCTAGTAGGCTTTGACTCTCCAGCACCTCCATTTGCCTCAGGCTCTGGAATGGGTGCAGGCGCGGGTGCAGAAGTAGGTGCAGGCGTATGAGTCTCTCCTCCGCCATAACCGCTATCCTCCTCCTCATCATCCTCATCTTCAGCGTCTGCAACCTTCCCAGTGTCATCCTCGTCGTCCTTGAATAGCTCACGTGCAGACTACTTCTTCCTCTGATGAACCTCTGCATACGTAGGCTTCCAAGTAATACCGAATCCTTGACCGGAGATGTAGATTGAAGCCTGAAGAATCATCTTTGCAGATGAACCCTTCGCGAATACCGTGGATAGATTATCGATTGACAGTGGAATATCATTTCCATCTGAATCGATTGCCTCCATTGCAATGATCTTCTTTCCACCGTCCTTGCCATCGTATACGGGCAGCTTCAGACGAAGACTAGGAGCATACTTACCATTGGGAACCCAAACGTTGTCAACCTTGTCAACGCTTAGGCTCACAAATCGATTGAAGGTATCTCGAATAGAATCCTCCGATCGAACCTTTCCAAACCACTTTGCAGCATTCTTCACTGCAGTCTTGATGATGTGCTCCTCAAAGTCGTGCATGAAGTTATACATCTTTGCGGTCTCAGACTTATCCTCACTGTGACCCTTATTGTAAGGATCACCTCCAGCCATCGATGCAGATAGCATGTACGATGTAGTAACAGAACCATCCTTGTTCTCGTTATCCTTTACCTGAAGTCCACCAGGGAACGAAACCTGAGGAACTCGAAATTGAACATTTTGAGACTTGTACTTTAAACCGATTGATACACTTCCATTATTCTTATTCTTCTTAGGATCAGAGAATTCGATATCGATAGCATTGATCTTAGTGACGTTGACGGTAGCGGGGGCAGCCATATTGATTGTTCTTGGGTGTGATATCTAGAGTACCCAAAAACCGGTCGATCCGTTTTGCACTCATTAAAATGAATCGGCAAAAATGGATGATAAAATATCCCGGTTGATTTTTAACTAATGGTAGTACACACGTGTGAACGCTGTTCACGTGAATTTAAGCAAAAAGGGCATCTAACTGCTCATATGAAACGCAAAACCCCATGCGCAAAAATCACAATATCCCCTGAGACAAACGAAATAAAAGTTGTTGATTTATTTTCAGGGGCAGGCGGTCTTTCGATAGGATTTCATTCAAAACCATATCGTATTCTGTTTGGAGTTGAATATGATAAATGGGCAGCCCAAACATATTCTGCAAACTTTGACCATCCTATGTTGAACAAGGATATTCGCGAACTTGATGTAGACGAACTCGTTAAAACATACGGAAGTGCAGACGTAGTGATTGGTGGTCCACCTTGTCAAGGATTTAGTATGGCAGGAAAACGAGACTCAAATGATCCTCGAAACAGTTTGTTCATGGATTATTTGCGGTTTGTAAAAGCATTCAAACCTAAATATTTCGTCATGGAAAATGTACCCGGTATCCTAACCATGAAAACAGCGGATAAAACACTTGTGATTGATATCATTCAATCAGAGGTTTCAAAGATTGGATACAAGTTGAAATGGAAGGTATTGTTAGCATGCGATTATGGAGTTCCTCAAAAACGTAAACGTGTTATCTTCTTGGGCTGGAGAGAAGATGTAGAAGAACCATCGCACCCTGAACCGACACATACAAAAGATACATATGTAGCTATGCGTGATGTTCTACTTCCAAAGTCTGAAGTATCTTCAAAGTACTACCATAGCGAAAAGATGATTGAGGGATTCAGAAAACGCAAGCTAAAAAATGAACAAGAAGGTAAGGGATTTGGAGCACAGTTTATACGCGAAGATGAACCGTGTTTTACGATATCCGCAAGATACTACAAAGATGGAAGTGATGCTCTTGTTCGTTATTCAGATACAGAAATACGAAAGTTAACAGAAAAAGAAGCAGCACGTGTACAAAGTTTTCCTGAAGATTTTGTGTTTCCTGTTTCAAGTATGCAAACATATAAACAGATTGGAAATGCAGTTGCGTGCAAACTAGGGCAAGCAATCAGTGGTTCCATTCTGAAACAGTTTCATCTGACGAACAAACTCGTCGAATGACCAAGTATATTCAGTTGTTGATGCATGAGGATATACAACAATTGCTCCATGATCACGAATCGAATGAATAGTACTTGTATTCGGAGTTTCTCGTGTAAGGAATATCAATTTTTTGCATAAAGGTATTTGCCATAGATCTTGATTCCATCGTTCTCGCAAAGTTGTCTTTTTAGAAATTGCATAACAGTTTCGAATACTTGTGGGTTTATCTTCTGCTGAAACATATCCGTCAATACGATGAACTGATTTCTTTGAACATATAGTGCCATCGGTATCAATATGAACTTGACCGCACATAGATACTCCGTGTTCTTCCAGAATATCTACAACAGCCTTTTCAAAACATGTTCCTGACATTGTTTTTACACTTTGCATTTCAGACATTATCATATTGCGGAGATGATGCAATCCTTTCTTATCAGTTGGATCATGAAACCGAGTATGTAAATAATCTTCTGTAGACATTGACTTTAATTCTTCAAGTGGTTTCCAGTGTTTGATTTCCCATTGATGTGCTCTTTCAGCACCAATGAGTTGTTTCTTAGCCCAAGCGTCTTCTGTTGCAGAAAGTATAAGATCATCGATCATTTTGGTATGACAATAAATACATTTATATGAGTACACATTCGTTTTGCACTCACGGAAATGAATACTAGTCTAAGTTAATGCAATGTTTATCCTGCAAAACAAAATTAAGTATAGAACGATGCGAGAAAGTTGTAGCAAATCGTTGCATATTTTGTCCAGTTCATATGCGAAGCAGATCTATTCGAATGTGGTCAGAACATAATCCCTCAATTCGACAAACAATTATTAAATTTCAAGCATTATGGAGAGGATATCAAATACGATATAGATTAAGATTAGCTGGAAAAGGATCGATTCGAAGATCAATTTGTCATAATGATGATGAAATGGTAACGGGAGATTCAAAGACAGATATACATCCGTTTGATTACTTTTCAATTGAAGAAGATGGGAAGGTCTGGTGGTTTGATCAGAAAAGTATGATACAGTGGGCACAGAAAACGTTATCTGTTTCAAATCCATTTACTCGAAAGAAATTGAGCCCTTCAGATATGAACAGGTTACATGAATTGACTTTTTTACGAAAGAAAAAAAGACAGCCGATTGTTCATTCGCATGAAGTTGAACATCCGACGATTGAATATCTACGAGATCAACGATGGTTACGTGTTGTCCAAAAAATGAGAGAACACTCCGTTGCGGAAGATGTTCACCCAAATCATTTTGGAGATGTTGATTACGATCAGTTTATTGTATTTCTAAATTCGTTGATAGAGGATACGCGTTGGTGGACATTTGAAAATGCAAAACGCAAAGATGTAAAATCGAAACGGTCAACCATATTCTCAGCACTTCGGCGTTACAAGAGTGTGATGACGATACATGTTGATTTAGCACGAATTAGTCACGACGTTGCAGGTATTTTGATCTTAGGACTTTTCGAAATAAAAGATTCTTTAGAATTTGTTGTAATGATTTTAACCGCAGCGACAAGAAGTGGAGTGCTCGCCGCGGATTTGTAACCTATTTACGGCATGGGTGTTATATGTATACATAACCCGCGTTAGAAATGCCCGCCACTGCTTCTCACTCAAATGCAAACACGATGCCCGCCACCGATTCCAAGACCAAGAAGGTAACCGCCAAGAAGACCGAGGAGAAGCCCGCCGTCACCACCACTGCTGCCCCTGCTGCTGAGGACAAGAAGGTCCGTGGTCGCAAGCCCGCTGCCAAGACCGAGGTCAATGTCCCCGTTGTCGAGAAGAAGGCTGATGATAAGCCTGCTACCACTGCTGCCCCCGAGACCCACTCTTTTGCCTCTGTTGCAGATCGTCTCAAGGAGATCCAGTCTCGCGTTTCCAGCGAGCTCAAGGAGGTTGTCCGTGAGGCTCTTGCTGCTGCCAAGTCTGCTGCCCGTGAGGTCAAGGCTGCTGGCAAGAAGAAGAAGGCTAAGAAGGATGTTGCCGATATGACCCCCGAGGAGAAGGCTGCTTGGGAGGCTCGTAGGGCGAACAATGCGTTCCTCAAGCCCCGCAAGATCTCCCCTGAGCTCTGCGCTTTCCTTGGTGTCGCCGCTGGTTCTGAGCGCTCTCAGACTGATGTTACCAAGTTCGTTTCTCAGTACGTCAAGTCCCATGGCTGCTTTGACCCCGCCAACAAGAGGCGTATCATCCCCGATGGTGCTCTCTCCAAGCTCCTTAAGGTCACTGACAAGGACTCTGTTACCTACCTTAACCTCCAGTCTTACCTCAAGGCTCACTTTATCAAGACTGCTTAAGTAGAGTAAATTTAGCAATCGTTAAATAATAAAAAAAATCAATAAAAAATAGCCCAGATTCACCAAACGGTGTTTCTGGGCTTTTTTTCGTTTCATATACGTTGTTTGAGTCTTGACTAAAAGTAACATGACAAATGTTTTGGAAGCAATTGTTCTTCCAGTGACATCTTCTGAAATAGATAATGGTTCGTTTGAACGACTGATACACCAATTCCAAAAATTAGATCAAACCGATTTAGTATTCGTTATTATGATTAACAATATGAGTCATAAAACAAATATTAAGCCTCTATTGAAAACAATTGAACGCAAATTTAAAACACTCGAAGTATGTTATTTGAATATACCTCCAGAAGATGATGTATATGTCACTGAAAATTATCCAAAAATGATTTCAAATATACCTGAACTAGGTTATGCTTCTGGACCAAATCTTATGTTTTTAGCGTCTATGGATTATTGTAAACGTTTTAATACGACGTTACTTATTGAAGTTGATTGCTTTTTCAAAAAATCATTTATTCATGATCTTGAAATGTTTACTCGATATTCAGGAGGGTTTTTGATTGCAGGTACAACATATGATGGTGTTTCAAACAGAGATCCTCTTACAGCTGATTTTCATCATTTGAATGGTGTTGCTCTCTATAAAACAGGAGATCATATATTTCAACATGTTATAACTGAGTTGGAAAAATACATAATAGAGTATGTGCAGACAGAAGAACCGTACATAGCCTATGACATTGCAATTGTTCGAATGATTTTTAGAAATATATCAAAAGAACGAGGAGATAACTGGAAACGAGTATTTAAGCGTTGTATGAAAACAAACTTAATCGTAAATTTATCTCCAAGATTTGATGCAAATATACCGGATTTACTTTCTAAATTTCCAGAAGCTGTTATTATTCATAAAAAGTTTATAGATACAGATGTGCATTCTCTTCAAGGGTTTCTAATACAAGACTCGGTTCAATAAACATTCTATTTCCACCTGATTGATGAAACATAAGATTAAAACTTACATGACCATCACTCTTGTATTCACATTTCTCAATATGAGCAACCTTATAGATAGCAAGACCACCAAATGCAGACATCACCGGAATAGGTTTCTCATCACATGGAATATGGGTCTTCAACGTCTTCATTTTTTGTGGGTTATCACTCAAATCAGTAGGGCAATATGAAGAACGAAGCGACTTGATATCATAATATTTATATGACTGATTTGCAAATACTGCATCCCAGCTTATATATTTCAAACTCTCAAAACAGGTGAACACACTTTTATCGAGAGGTTTCTTAACAATTGATGTGTCCAATACTAGCATACAGTCAAACTGTCTCCGATTTTTATTTACAAAAGAGAGATACGCATTTCGTTGAGCATGTTCAGTTGCAGAGTCAAGGTGAATAAGTAGAGAGTTATCTACTTTTGAGAACTGTTCAACGGTATTGTCTGTTGAACTTGATTCTGCAAACACTACAAAACTTTTATGAAACAATGACTGAATAGACCGAACTGTTTTCATAATCTGTTCATAGTTTTGTTCATCATTATGCAAAAGGGTACAAATGCATACAGTTAACGGAAAATTCGATCTAGAAGATTCTGCAAAATTTATATTTGTCGTAGATACGAAAGATGTTTCTGTGTGTGCAACAGGATGACGGCTTACCCTGTGAATTAAATTCGGTCGAATTAATTTATGCATACTCGATAAATTATTAGATGAGTGACATTGATTATCACTCTATTTATACGCAATTTGTTACCGAAAAATGTAACGGTTCCCGTATAAACGCTATCATTACAAAGGGATATATCGGTAAAATACCTGCACCTTGCAATCAAGTCAATATATATCAAATCGTTCCTTCTACTGTTAGCGAAAATATGTTAAAATCAATTGAATACAATAGCAAACATCCATTAGTTCAAAAATATTATGCAATCTCATCTTCACGAGATCTTCCTGTCGAAACGATTAGTATTCAAAAAAAGAACCCAACATATTCCGATATATTTGAACGTATGAATCCTACAAGCATTAACATACTATTGTATGACTGTGTGATTCTAGATCAGGTTTGGACCGATTACATTCGACATATCGAGCCTAATACGCTTGGCATTCTATCATCCAAGAAATTTAAGGGTGATATTCCTTTGGACGTATCTGTGTTCAACGATAATAGCGAATACAAATATGGTATTGACAATTTTAATGGGTTTGTGATGTATGGAAAGCCATCCTTTGATACTCCGTATTACCCGAATGTGTTCTGCTCAAAACATATGCTAATCAAGAAATTCTATTCTATGAAGCAGAACATTGTAAATCTTGCAAACACAATACCTTGCTATTTTCTTGAAACAAATACAGATTACAGTACTACTGACTCGTACATTTCTGTTCCATCATTTTCGATCATGATTGTTCAGCCCCAAACCGAATCTCTTAACTCTGACCTTGTGATCGATGAAGAAGATATGTTCAAAGATAGGGATCCTACACCACTTGATGTTGATATCTCATTCGACAACATGCAAGTAAGCATAGAAGATTATGTTCCATTTGTAAAACGTGTCGAACTTTCAACTATCGAACATCAATTGAAACGTAAGTTTTATCAAGTCTATCAGAATGATTGTAATCAGAAACTGACGTTCAATACAGAGAAGCAACTGTGCTTGTTACGGGAACTAGACGAAAGTATAGAATCTGTTCGGAAAGATAAATTTCTGAAACTCGATGATGACTATAAAATAAAGACTAAGGAATTGGTTACAAAATATGGACATATGCAGGAACAACTTCAACGAGAACTCGACACTCTGCGTGAAACAAAAACAAAAGAAATCGATGATCGTGTGAATGCAGAGATGGACGTTATTCGTAGCAAAAAGTCAATCGAACTTGAGAACGAAACCAAAAATACGTATGAACTTTTGGATGCAAAGTATGCAAATGCTCAAAAAGAACGCCAAACAGCATTGAGCGTCTACGAGAAGAATGAACATGATAGGATTGATAAAGAAATCCGAAGTGCATACGATAAGAAATACGAAGAGCTAAACAAACATATAAACGAACGACGGGCTAAACTAGAATCAGATGTTAGTTCCTTGAAATCAACTATGATATCAAAACTTGAAACTGATCTTCGTAAAGAGTATGTTCAAAAGTACAATGATGAATATATCAAATCACTTGCTCAAATAGTTTCTGGTGTTGAATTGAAACGTAATACGATGATGATTTTACTCGAGAAAGAAATCAATGCTCTGAAACATCATAAGGTTACAGAAATAGATGCATGGGAACAGAAGCAAAAGGCAAAGGTATTTGAAAATATCTCCATCTTTGAAAGTGAGCAGAGATCACATGTAAATAAGCTCACGAGTGATTTCTACACTGCTCAATTGGAAACTATCAAAAAACAGATTGATATGCACTATCAACAGGAGCTTGAAAAGGTACAGCAAACTGTTCAGAAGGAAACAGACATTCTTCGAACACAAAAGATGAAAGCTATCTCTTCAGATGTTCATGAGGCTCTAAATTCGAAACTCAAAACACTTGAGAATGAAGTAGAAACTCTAAAACGCGAAAAGATTGCTCACATGGAAATAGAATGCGAACATGAAAAACAAACTCTTATACATGAGCTTCATCGATTTGAAAAACGCGAGAAGAGTGAACTAAAATCAAGACTACATGAACTAGAAGAGATTGAACGTCAAGAGCTTATTCGACAACGAGAACAAGAAGTCGAGAAACAAGTCAGAATAATGAAGGAACTTCGGGGATGTGAACTTTCAAACCATTTCAATGAGAGAATGTATACCCTTGAGCATGAATTTGCTCGAAAAGAAGCTGAATATCAGAAATCACTTCATGAAAAGAAACAGAAAGCTGTATCTGAGCTTGAAAACTATTTGAAAGAAGAAGATTCAAAATTAGAACAACATAAGAAATTGTTTTCTCAAAAACTGAAAGCAGAAGAATCTAGACTACGTGAAGAGGCTATTTCTGCTCGTCAAGTGTACGTTGATTCTGAGATTGTAGACTTGCGTGAAAAATATTCAAAACAAGTCCAAAAAGAGTATGATTCAGAAATTGGAAAACTGAAGGTTAAACTAGAAAAGGATAAACAAGAATATGCCGAAACTCTTGCATCTGTAAAAGAGCTTTTACAAGATAAACAGACAGTAGAGTTGAATGCATGGACTGAACATGAAAAATCGAAACGCATACTACAACTCGAATCTGATTATGAAAAGCTTGAAACGCATCTGAAAGAACTATATGAAATCAAGAAATTCGAATATGCAGATGCGTTCACAAAAGAAATGAACGAACTTGAAAAGAGTCGTATTGGATTCCATGCACGTGAACAGTCTAGACTTGCAGTTGAATTAGCACATATAAAGGAAAAGGCACTCGAATCAATTGATTCTGATGTACTGACTGTTAAGAAAGAACGTATAAATGAGATCGAATCAGAGCTGAAAGATGTATATGCAAAACGTGTAAAAGAAATTGAAGACAGAGTCGTAGCAGAAACAGATACTATTTTTCATTCAAAGATCCGAGAGATCGAAGAGCGTTTGGAAGTGATCGCAACTGAACGTGTGAATGAGCGTATTGAAAACCGAAGACAGGAAATCGAAGCTGAATTCGAACAAGAGAAACTGGAAAAGCTGAAACAAGCGGATGAACAGGTTTCAGTTATACGTGAAGCAGCTCTGAAAGAAGTAGAAGTGGAATTTGAAAAGTTAAAAGAGTCTAAGAATGCTCAGATTAAGCAATTAGACGAAGAATATGAACGCAATAAAGTATGTAAACTCGAAGACCTTGAAAAGGAGATCCAAACTATTCGAGAACAGAAACTACAAGAGTTACAGAAAAAACTAGAAGAAGAACATTTAGAGAATGAACGACGACGAAAGGCAAAGATACG